GTCCAAAAGGACCGAACGTTTAATAACATTCGAAGAAATTTAATATTGAACCAACAAGTTCAATCATCATCAAGATCAACTATCTTATATTGGTTGTGTATCATGAGATGACTCAATACATTAGGGACCAGGATTTTGTTCAACTCCCTATCTAGTTAATAATTATTATTTATTAAAACCACCGTTTATCATACCCTGTAAAGTATTTACAAAAGTCTCTGACAAATGAGGTGTGTTCTATTAATATTATGGTTTTATATCTGAATCCTGCACTTATTGCATTTCTGAAAAGACTGATTCAGCATCATAATCACACTTTGTGACCTATGATTTACCATCTTCGGATTTTTGATGATATTTTTATCCTTTCCAATTACTATAATCATCAAATTTAACTATGTCTTGTCCTAAATGACTATCAATAAAATCAGAATTCATTTAAATAATTAACTGAATACCTTCTTTAATAAAGTTAATATTTTAAAACTCTGATTAAAAGTCTCTTAGTTACCTTGACATTCTCTTAATATCTTCCATTCTGATTAAGATATCATCATCATTTTTACTAAAAAGTGATGATGCAACATCTATCAGTGCACCTAATGCTGGAGATCTCATACCGACGGTCCTTGACAATAGAGGTAGAACCTTCTTTTTGGCCCATGAATATCCTTTGAATGAATAAGATCCATGTTCTGGATTGTAATCAGTTTCATGAGGTACCCCTTCTCTATTTATTTTAGAATTGCAATCATTAAATATTGAATATGCCAAAGGAGACGTTAACTTAGGTCTGAAATATAAATTGGCTGACATAATGCCATTTAGTGAATATATAGAATCAGTACCTGTATTAACTCCGACAAATGGTCTATGTATAATCACAAATTCAACGATTTCACTATCAAGTTCATTTGGAGGTCTAAGCCCGACACCAGTTGACCATGATGATGTATCAGCTGTATATGCAACTTAATTATTAACAACAGCTGATGTAAGCCTAATTCTCCTATTGTTATTCTTTGATAATTGTGATATCTACATAAGATCATTAATTGTTATAGAACCATTACCCATATTTCCTAATGTAATCGATCCTTTATATATAACACCATTTTACTAGATAGCTGGACCTTCGAGGTTCAAATCAGCTCTAGCAGCAAACACAAAACCAGATTATGAAAAATAAGTAGCATCTCCACCATATACCGAATGCATTGTCGGACTATATGCGGTAGATGAAAATCTTCCAAAATCAATAGTTTCAGTATCACTGTCAGCATTCTATAATACAAGTCCTGACATTCTCCATCCTGCTGGATTCTTATATGCGGAGAGAGCTGGACAGTGAAAAATAACTAAATATGGTTTTGTGCCCATATTAGTTAATCCACTTTGTGAGGAATATGCTGAATCAAAATGAACATTGTGTTTGAATGTAGCTGTTGGATTAGGAGATATGTTCATACCAGCTACATAGGGTGTCTAAATTTCACCAGGGAAGTGTTTTGCCAACTAAAATGTATCCCAAGCTGATAGTATCTATTACCCAGTTGGCTACAGCATCCTAGCATTTCTCCCTTCTTGATGTAATTATGCTTATTTTTCCAATTTCTCAATTCTTTTCTTTTTAAATGCAGAATTATCATCACTAACATTATTCATAGTCTTAAAATAAGGTGATGAACGACTAATCAGTTTCAAACTATTTTATTTAGACGTATTTTTCATATTACCTTTTTGTTTTTGTTTATCCTTGTTCATTTATATACTATATTAGACAATTTTTATTTTTTAAGACTAATGATTAGGTTAAGCCCCTCTTAAGTAGAGAGTATTCTGGTCTTATATGGTTAACATATCCACGATATCAATACCTAATTTGTCATTAGTGATATCCTCCATATAATAACCATCGCCAGATTCTTTCAGTGCAAACTTAACCCATGTCGATTGCTGTATTTGATTATAATCTACTTAGTATTACTTCAACTTGTCACATTAAAGTTCAAGTAGATCTTCAACTAGATGGGATATCTTCTCCGATTTTAACCCTTCCAATATTGCCACTCTATGTATATATGGATTAGACAATAATTCTTTATTATTCTTCATATAAAACTATTTTTAAGTAAGGATTTTATATAAATCTCTACTATATGTAAGCTAAGATAAAGAACCATCAGGAGTATAAAATACCTTGGAACAGAAATCAATATCATAAAATTTCCCCACATTACATGTCTTGAGACACTGGCCTAACCCAATACCAGTTTGGTCATCTTTCGTTCTAGACGTGAGAGATAATATTGATTAAACTAACTCATCCTTGACATTTGGATCACAAAACAAAACTACATCATCACCTGATGCCATTACAAACATCTTATTCCTTGATATTCCACATTATTCAGCATAGTAGTAAGTATAACATAGCGAGCGTAATGTATTTCCGAGTGTAGTTCTTGTTGATAATCCAGAAAAAGTGGTGCCTGTAACCTCTGTGTATACATAATTAATCCACGGATTTTCTTCTCGAGAATGATCTCTATAGAATTGATGAGTTACATGTTTTGGCCATGGACTGCCATTGACACCTGGCAATCGTGTAAAAACTAAATTCTTAGTGTTTAACAACGATTCCATAAGATTATCTAAGACAATGTCGACATTTTGTATTAAACCTGAATTGACATGATTTGTCAGGATTCTCAGTATCAAAGGTTTAATTTATATCCAAAATTGATTGTCAACATATTTTTGTAGTTTTTCATATTATGATGAATCAAATGCGGATCCATCCATTGAAATACTTACCCAGTCTTCAGAAATATTATCTTATATTAACTCAATTTATTATTACTTATTGAGTCCTTAAACAAATCCAGGACAAGCCAATTTGATGTAATTCCAAAAAGCACTTTAAATAGCTGCCATTAATCCAACTTTATATTTACTTGGGTTCATAACAGCTCTCGGCCTAGATTCTTAGTCACATAGATATCCCCTCCGCACATTGAAATCAGTATCGCTTGTGTAAACTTCTCCACTTTTAACCATCAATACACTAGACCCCTTGTAGTCCTGTTTTGATGTTGCCCTTAATTACTGATATATGTTCAATCTATATGTGTGTTATTTTGATTAGGACCAATTTTCTTTATTAGTATAAGCCAATAGATCGAAGTCGTCCAATGGGGACAAATCCTACTCAAAAATTTTCGAAACCAACTCACTGATAAAACCATGAGCAAACCATTTAAACTGTTTGACATGA